GGTGGAACAAACAGCAATACGCAATCTACCGCCGCTGACTTGAATGAGACTTCTTTGGAAGCCGCTGTCATTCAAATTCAGCAGTGGACAGACGAACGCAACTTGCTGATTGCCGCCAAGCCCAAAAAGCTGATCGTTCCTCCCGGCCTGCAATTCGTTGCAACCCGCCTGTTGGACACCGAACTGCGTGTTGGCACTACCGACAACGACATCAATGCCATTAAAAACAATGGCTCAGTGTCCGAAGGCTACACCGTGAACAACTACATCACTGATACCAACTCTTGGTATTTGTTGACTGATGTTCCTAACGGTTTAAAGCATTTCGTTCGTACCCCGCTGGCTAACAGCATGGACGGCGACTTCGATACCGGTAACGTGCGTTACAAGTCCCGTGAGCGTTACAGCTTTGGCTGGTCTGACCCTCTGGGAGTTTGGGGTTCACAAGGCGGCTCCTAAGCCGTCTGAAAGAAAGGCTCCTTCGGGGGCCTTTTTTTTGCGTTTAAACCTTGTAGAGCGTTTAAATGTGGTGTATAAACGAGGTATCTGGGATTTCACACCTACGCCAACCGCCCCAGCGGACAATGCAATGATGACGTAGGGACTTTTGCATAAAGGAATTATTATGGGATTCGCAACTCACCTTGGCCCTTGGTTGTTGGGTACAGTAAAAACTACCACCGGCACAGTTGCCGGAACCATTCAAAATACTGGCGCTACCGCCGTCACGCAGACCAAAAAAGTGGTTTATGACGGCGCTGTTTACACGGCGGACACGGTTACCAACTTGTTTACCCTTCCTGCTGGCGCTCAAATTACCAGTATTCACATTGACACTTTGGTGGCTTTTACCGGCTCCACAGCCGCCAATTTGACCCTTGGTACAGCGGCCTCAGCGGCTTTGTACTGGGCTTCTACAGACGTTACCGCTCAAGGCCGATTGGTAACCACCAACGCCGCTACCAAGCTGGCAAATTGGGCTGGAGCCGCCACCACAGCCTCTCCTAACGGCGCTGGCATAGGCTCAACTGATGTGACTGTTGTTGCCACCCTGCGCCCAACAATCGCCAACGTGACGGTTGGCACTGTTCAGTACACGATTGTGTATTCAGTGGCAGATACCACGGGCGCTCAGTCTCCTTCTTACAGCCAAAACTAATCTGATGGGGAGCTAGGCTCCCTGTCTTTTTAAAAGGGATTAGCAATGCAACAAGAGGGTTCTTACAACCTAGCCGGTCGAAAGGTCATGATTGGCATCCCATCGTATGACTACAAAGTTGCTACGAAGTGGGCCATTTCATTTGCTCATTTTGCTGTTGAAGCGCAAAAGCATGGCATTCAAATCCAAGTCGGCAACGTCTCCGGATGTTCGGTTGTTTCTCGTGCAAGAAATTTGATTGCTTATGATTTCTTAGAATCAGACTGCACCGATCTGATGTTCATTGACTCTGACATTACCTTCAATGCGGAAGATATTTTTCGTCTGATGGCTTGGAATAGCGATCCGGTAAAAGGCATTGTTGCTGGCATTCCAGTTGCTCGCAAAAAAGGCAAAGTCTATATTTCCACTCTTGATGTTGACGAAAACCGCCATGTTCAAATGAACCCAATGGGTCTTGTTCGTGCCTTGCGTGTCGCCACGGCATTCATGATTATTCGCCGTGATGTATTCACTACCTTGCGTGATGCACACCCCGAATGGGCTTATATAGATGACCGATTGCAAGATGGAAAAACCCACTCTTTCTTTGACTTTAAGTCAACGCCTGAAGGTTATGTTGGGGAGGATTACACCTTCTGTGACCGTGCGAGAGAGGCTGGTTTTGAGGTTTGGATTGATCCAACCATCAAGCTTGGTCACATGGGCATTCATGAGTTTGAAGGATCATTTGGCGAGGATTACCTCTACCCAATGCTCCGACCAATCGACGAAGACAAAAAAGTAGCCAACGGCTAAACAGGAGTTATATATGGGTGCGTGGAATCTTTTAAATTATTTTGGTGTCAACTCTTCTCAGACAGGAGACATTGGCACTCAAACAGCAAGTGCCCCTTGGTACGCCATTGATGGCTCTGCTCAAGTCACACTGCCCCAGCGTTTGCGTGATGTTGTTGGCAAGCTGAAAGTTAGCCAAGCACAAAATATTTATGATGCCGACTTTGAGTATGGTGTCCAGCCTTTGCGCTGGGAGCAATTTATTCAAAACGTCTCTGGTAATGCAAGTATTGTGCAGAACCCCGGTCTTGGCGGCGTGGTTATGACAATTGGCGGCGGCGTAGCCAACAATGGTCAGCCCGTAACAGGCGACATTACGATTCGTCAGTCTCGCCCCTACCATCGTTATCAACCCGGAAAATCAATGTACATGGCTTCTAACGTCAATTTTGGCGGAGCCACTGCCGGTCAATTTCAACGTGTTGGCATTTTTGATGATTCCAACGGCATCTTTTTGATGCAAAACAATCCAACTACCGCTAATCCTTATGGAATCTATGCCGTGATTCGCTCTGATTCGGGAGGTTTGCCTGTTGATACGCAATTTGGCCTTGATCAATGGAATGGTAATAAACAGATTGCCGCCGCAATCAATTGGAGTGCAGTCCAAATGATTTGGATGGAATACGCTTGGTACGGCGCTGGCGCTTTGCGTTGGGGTGTTGTAATAAACGGCGAGCCATACATATTGCATCAGGTTGGTACGGGCAATGCAACGATTGGCGGAGTATTGCAAACCAAACCTTGGAGTCGAACCGGCAACTTGCCAGTGCGTTACGAGCAACGGAATAGTTCGAGTGGCGCTCAATCCGTCATGACTCACTATGGCGTGTCCGTGCTGATTGAGGGCGGTCGTGATTCGCAACGTGGCTTTACTTACTCATATGGCAACGATGCGTCAACTCAAAATCGAGTTGTTCCAGCGTCCTCCGTTCGTTTTCCCGCATTGTCTTTCCGCATGAGAACGGTTGGAACTGATTTGTTTGACAGTACCTATGTAGCCTCAACCGCCGGTACTCAAACATCATTGACCATTGGTAACTCTGGCGCAGTGGGCGGCACAGCGACCATCAGCTCATTGACGGGCCAAGGAAACAATGGTCAGGCGTTGATTATTTTCAGCGCCGCTCATGGCTATCCGCTCACCGTCACGGCTCAAAATCAACCGGCTCAATATGTGACATTGAGTGCATTTAACCAAGTGGCAACATCAACATCTGGCAACTATTCTGTTGCTGGCACTACGCTGACTATCACCACAGCGTCTACTGGTGTGTTTACTGATTTGCAAGTGCTGAGTGGCACAGGCATTATTGGCTCCCCAACAATTGTTTCTCAGTTGACGGCAACCAATGCCGCAACTGCTTCTCCGACATACTCAAGCGGTGGTGCGCCTAATCAAAACACAGTCACCGTGTCTTCTGGCGCAAGTCTTCTTGCTGGTCAAATTGTTTCTGGCACAGGTATTCCTGCCGGAACTTTTGTAAATCAAGTGATTGGTGCAACGGTTGTTTTGAGTAACAACTTTACAGTCCAAGCTTCTGGCACATATAACTTTTATACCGCCGGAGCGGCTGGCACATACCAAGTCAGCAGTGCATCAGCTATTGCCGGTGTATCTGGAACTATCACTGCAACACAATCATATGCGGCAAATACCTACTTGATTCAGCAAGTGACAACCTCCACAAGAATGATCATTCAGGTTCCCAATCTTCCGAATGGCGCAACACCTTCAGCCACGCCGACGGCAACTTACTGGGCAACAAACCAGTGGGTTGGAAAATATTTGTTCTATTCAGCAAGCTTACCCGGCATTGCCACCATCAGCGGATTGGCAAGCTCAACTGTTGCTGGTGTAACAAATTACACAGCCACGGTTACGTTCACAAGCTCTCACTATCTGAACACGAACGACATAATCACAATTACCGGATCAACTCCGACGGCATACAACGGCACTTACAACGTAACTGTTCTTACTTCCAATCAGGTGAGCATTAACTTTGGCCCAAAAACACCGGGTGCATATACCAGCGGCGCAACAGCAACTTCTCCGTACACGGCTCGCATTACCGCAAACACAGCTACAACCCTAACCTTTCAAGATGTTGTAACTGGAGGCGCAATGCAGACAGGCCCATCTGCCGGTAACACTTACTACATTGGCTTGATTGACCGTGGTCAATTGTTGCCGCAGACTTTGCTGTTGAATTCATCTGCAACTTGTTTGGTTGAGTTGATTGCCTCTACGCCAACCAATCAATTGTCTTTGCAAGGCCCAATCTTTACCGCCCTCAGTACGCTTGGCTCATACAATTCATTTGCAGAGCAAGACTTAAGCGCCATATCATTAGCTGGAGGTGAGGTGGTATACGCCTTCTCCACGCCTCCGAACGGCTTGCAACAGCTTGACCTGACCAACTTTTTCCCTGTTCTGACCAACATCAAGGGGAACGTGGCAGACATTCTCACCGTGGCGGTTACCTCGTCTGCGGGTGCGACCGTTCAGGTGAATGTGGTCTGTCAGGAGGCGATGGCTTGATATGGCTAAAACTCCAGCATGGCAAAGAGCAGAAGGGAAGAATCCGAATGGCGGTTTAAACGCCAAAGGGAGAGCTTCCGCCAAGGCTCAGGGGATGAATTTAAAGCGCCCTCAGCCGGAAGGCGGCAGTCGCAGGGATTCTTTCTGTGCCCGCATGGAGGGAATGAAGAAGAAGCTCACAAGCTCCAAGACCGCAAGCGATCCAGATTCGAGGATTAACAAAAGCCTTCGTGCATGGAATTGCGCTGAAGGCGGGTATGTAACAAAGGCTGATGGTTGCGCTACCAAAGGCAAAACAAAAGGCAGGTTTGTGTAATGGACATCAACACAATTTGGTCGGCTGGACTTTCTGCCCTTTTGGGTGGTTTGTGGTTTTTCATTCGTGAAAAGCTTGAGGATGTAAAGCGCCTTGAGCGCCTTTTAAACATAACCCGTGAGGAGATTGCTCGTGATACAGCTACTAAAGCAGAAGTTGCAAGACTTACTGACCACATTGCCCTGCGGTTTAACAGCCTTGAAGGAAAGATTGACCAGCTTATCTAAGGGGAAAAGTGATGCCAGCAACAAGTCCTAAGCAAACAAAATTCATGT